ATTGCGGATGAACTTTTCAAAAGATTTGATTTGATCTTGTATTTGTTGAATGTTATTCATATTCTTCATGCCTAGTAATGGAGTTGCTTCGTTTGCTCCCCATGCAGTAAGGCTTGAACCTTCAAAAAGCATTACCTCATGGATTTGGTTTGCATCTCCACTTTTTTGCTCTCTTAATGTTTTAAATCCGATCGAATGCTCGGCAATAAGCCCACTCTCAATCATCTTAATATAATCTTGACCTAAATTATGTTTACCAACTTTACTCTCGTAATAAAGTCCATACTCATCTTCTTTCAACACTTGTATTTTACCAAGCGGCTTAGATGGGTCATGGTTTAATAGATGCTTTATTCTTCCTTTCCCTTCTGGCCCCCAATCTTGGATTGATCTTTTAAATGCGCCTGGCATCATAATATCGCCATCGCTATCTACGTTACCAAATGCGGAAAAATATCCAGTTACTACTCCTTGCTTTGTATCAACATCTTTAACCTCTAGGTTAAATGATTTGTAATTGTATATCATGCTTTTTCTATTGTCTATTTGCTCTAATTTACGAATTGCCCAATTAATGCCCGCATCACCTCCCCAAGCGTCCCACATTAACCCGCCACAACCTTCTTCATACGGCACATCTTTATATTGTTGATGTCTTTTAAATGATGCCATTCTTGCAATGGTATCGCGTGATAATTTTTCACGATTTGCAAGTTGACTAGCTCTTGTCCAACCTACTGGAGTACCACAATCACTTCCGTTCTCCTCTTTCCACTTAATTGCTCTTTTAGCATTGTTAGTAGCCGTTTCTGGGTAATCATTATAAGTCTCTTCTTTTAACTCCAAACTTTTCTCTCCCTCTTGCGCCAAATAAGCCGCATAGGCACGCTCCGCGTTATCACGCGAGGTGTATATGCACTCACCTTCTCCGATCCTATATTTGCCGTTAGAACAAGCGTATATTGGCATAGTTTATCTTTTCATTATCAATCTTCCGTTCTCATCTCTTCTCGGCACAAAACCAACCGTACATCTACAATTGATTGTAAAGCCTGCTGGAGCAGTTGGATCTCCAGGTTGTGCAGCTAGAACAGTATCACCTTTTTTACCAGTGGATGTGAACGGCTCATTAAAAGGAACTGTTGCACCATCCATGTTAAAATGATCGTAAGAGTTTCTTGGAATCCTACGAGTTCTAATATCGCGACTAGCTATCCAAACCTTATCCACTTCAAAGTTATGCAATTTTGCGCCTTCCATTGCTGCATAGTTACTTGCACGCATCACCTCCGTTCTTGCTATTCTTCTTGCCCTCATCATTGCATACCCTAGCTCATCACTTTGTACAATCTGCCTACTAATCTCATCTATTCCAAGTCCATCTGCAACTCCTTTGTTAATGATGGCTAGTAATTGCTTTTTTGTTGTTTGCGTTATGTCCGCTACAAGCATAAAGCCATACTGTGCCAAAAATTGCATTATCGTACTAACAAAGTCATTATTGAGTCCAAATGGGTCTGCTGCCTTTTGACTCATGTTTCTTACTGCTCTAAATGATGCGTTACCAAATAATACTGCTGCCTCTCTATAAAGTTGCATCATTATTTTCATCATCTCATCATTCCAAGCATAAGCACCCATTAGTGTTTGTGCAGCACCCGTACCATAAAGCCTCACATCACTTGCTACTTTCTCTAGGTCTTTGCTAATTGCCTTCTGAAATAAAGAACTATATTTTGCATCGAGTTGCCTACGAAGCCTCTCAAACTTCACCCAATATTCGCTTCTTTGCTTCGCGTTCATCGATGCACTTTTGTTTATATGCTATCCTCAATGATGTCATCATCCTCTTCTCTACTGCGCATTGTTGCTCGCTCTTCAGCTTGGGATATTTCATCATCGTTTGTTGATGAATCTCCTCGTCTGTAGTTTGCAATGTTATCCATGTCAGATCCCATGTCATCTTCTTCTTCGCTTGGTGGTATTGTTAAGTCCATCACTGCTTGCTCAATAGGAATTAAGCCGCTATTGATATAAGCATACTCAAATGCCCCTTCTCTCTCTTGATAATTCATTGCTACACGCTTCTCATCCATTGTCAACCAGTTTGCATCACGAAGTGAACGAACCATTCTCTCCATGTCTTGCTGCATCTCTGGTAACGCCGTAATGTCGAAGTCAATAAAATAATCTTCTCCGTAACGTGGCAATAAAAATTTATTTAACTCATCACGTAACTGACAACACATTGGAATAATTGTGTTGGTAATAAGATCACGCATTGCGTTTTGATAGTTATTGTATGATGATGTATCAACATCAAACAAAACGGCGGGAAGGCCAAACACCCTACACCATTGGTGCATTGACATACGAAGTGTGTTTACAAGCTCCATGTCAACGCTAGATAGACCAAAGTTTAAATAATCCCATGGTGTTTGCAGTACCGCAACTCTTCCCTTATTATCTATTCCGTTTAAATTCTCATTAACGGCTCTTTTAATGTCATTTGCTTGCTCAATTGTAAATGATGGCACTATGCTACCAAGTGGCTTTGGAGTAATTGCTCCTTTCGCTCCACCATTTCCAGTCATTGTTGCACTTGCGTCAGCAGCATTGTTACTCATGCGTAGCGTTTTGTATGCTGCACGAAGTGGAGATAGTCCACGAAGATGCGTTCTGCGTGTTGCATCGAAGTCTGGATTCCAACTACGCCACATCATCACTTGCTCTTTAGGTAGATCAACACCAGCACCAATCTGCAATTTATACCCAGCAATTGCATACACATCATTAGGATCTGGATAAATCTCTAGGAATTGCGTTGGTAAAATATTTAGCTCCGTAAACATTCCACCTACTCTTCCATCATTGCCATACACATTACCCTCACCACTTAAGTATCTATATCCAAAAAGATTCTCGAAAAACTGATCTTGCGATTGATAAGAGTTAGGTTGCTCAAGTAAACGTGCTAATGGCGTTCCCATCACAATATTCTCGCTATATGCGTTTTTACGCGCAATCACCGCTTGCTCGTAAGCACCTCTATGTTGTACACCTTTTACAAGTTGCTTGTAACGCATCAAATTTGTGCGAGCTTTCTCACCTGGGTTTAATTTATAAACATACCAAGGAATTGACGCACTCTTACGCGCTAAAAAGCTCACAATAGAATAAACGTCTGCATTACCAAGATAACCTTGGTTTACATACTCTATTCCAGTATAATCTTGTATTACCGAACTATTGATGCCGACCATTTGCACTGCGCTAGTCGGATAAGGATTGATGCCCTTCTTTTTGAATAAATCAAATAATCCCATGTTGTTATATTGCTCCCCAAGTTACACTTGGGATTGTTAATTTAGAATATATTGCATATCTCATCGCATCACTAATGTGGTCATTAAACTTAACTGGTTGATCAAGTTTATTACCATTCCTATCCGTTTTCCAACGATAGTTTTTTATCTCCTTTAGTAAATTTACGGAATCTTGATGAATGTATAGTGGAGTTGCCTTAACGGAACGTATTCCCTCAAGTACATCCTTATTCGCTGGCTTAGCATTTAGTCCTTGTCTTACCAACTCTTCAATTGTTTTTGGCTCTGCGGCATCGCAATATAATTCATCGAACTTATCTATGCCCAAAGCTACAATTTTTTCCACTAAGTCATTTGTCGTTAGTTTCGTTTCGTAAATCAACTCTTGTACATACGCCGCATTTTCATAAAAGACAACTTTCACAAGTGCGCTTGGTACGTTAAATCCAAAGTCTAACCCATACACCGTTTCACCTTCGGGCATTGTTTCTGTTGTTCTGTAATGCGTATAGATTAAATCTTGAGATAATCCACGCTCACCAAGTCCATAGATTTGCCAATAGTTTGGATCAGCGTCCTTGAGGCGTTCTAATTCGTCAACCAGTTCTTTGGGTAGGAATGGATTGTCTCTAAATGTTGTTACATAAAAATCAGCATCGTCTCTTGGAATCACATCATCGTAAATCCATGAGGAGATGTCCGATGGGTTATAGTCAATCACTATCTTACCTTCCGTACGCATGATAAGTTGCATCCATGCTTCATAAGTCAATTCGTTTGCTTCATTACAAAATAAATAGGTTCTAGCCCTACCTCGAATCTTTTGTGGTTGATCAGCACTAACAAACTCGACCACGTTACCGTTAAGCTGATATATTTGCTCCGTCTTATTGTGATTATCCTCTGAATATATTCCTAATTTCGAAAGTATGTCCACAAAGTCGCGTAGGACTGAACCCTTTATACTTGGGAGAGATTGTCTTACTATTGTTAATGTCTTGCCATTCTCTTGAAGTAGCTTTACAATAAACCAAATAAGGATATTGTAAGTTTTTCCAGATCTGGAACCTCCTTGCATGACCGTAATTCGCTTTTTTGAGTCTTGCAATATTTCAAAGATCTTATTAGTCTGAAGTTTAGCGTCCATAGTTTTAGTGAAATTTTAAAATTTTAGTTGTCGTGAACCAGTTTGAAAAGTAGGTATAAAAGTGGGGTCATTAGTGTATGTGGTTTTTATCTAGACAATACTTTAATAGCTATCAAAAATCTGACTTGCCCCCAGCCCTGCCCCCGCGGCGTAGGGTGGTGTACCCCCCGGGTGGGGGCG